ATCGGACAGCTCTTCTATATGCTGTATAGAACCATCGTATGCCGCAATATCTTTCCAGACCTTCTCACGCTCTTCTTTGGTAGGAAATACAGCCTTGAGTTCTTTCTCTAAGAACTTGTTCTTGACCCTGAATGAACCAGAAAGAGTTTTATGGGTAAATGTATTGGCCCTGAAAGGTTCAATAGAGGGGCTTGTAACTCCACAGATAATAGAGCTAGATGCGTTAGGTGCAACAGCTAGTAAATGGGCATTACGTTTACCGCTTCCTAACATATCAGGAGCTTCTCCTCGCTCCTCTGCTAACATACGTGAAGCAGCAGCGGCCCGATCTTTTATAAGTGAAAAGGATTTGTGGTTGAATGATGCAGCGTACATGCTTTCAAAAGCTATATTGTTTTTCTGTAGATAGCTGTGGAATCCCATAGCCCCTAGCCCTAGAGATCTTTCACGATAAGCTGAGTAGGCAGCTTTCGAGTAACCTATCCTGTCCTCTTGGCATATCTCTTTAAACTCAGAATAGTTCAATGCTTTATCTTTCATGTACTCATTACTGTTAGGCCAATTACCAGCTACAGCATGATTTATAAAATGCTGAATAACATTATCTAGCATAGTAATCAGGTCAGGTATAAATGTATCTACAGTAGACCATTCATCAAAGTATTCTAGGTTTACACTAGACAGACAGCACACAGCTGTACGATCCTCTGAAGTTGCCAAGGTTATCTCAGAGCAGAGATTACTTTGCTTTATGTCTAGACCTAACGCTTTCTGCTCATCAGGAAGACTCTCATTACATCTGTCTATATTTACAATGTATGGCTCTCCTGTCTCTGCTCTAGTGGATATTAGTAACCACCACAGATCTCTAGCTGAGACAGTCTTTATAGCTGTATTTGTTTTAGGATCAATAAGCCTCCAATCGTCATCACATTTAACAGCCTCTAGAAAGGCATCAGTTATATTCACACCATTATGTAAATTTAAACACTTCCTGTTTATATCCCCGCCTGTAGTCTTCCGCATGTTTATAAATTCTTCTATCTCGGGGTGAGAGATATTCATATAGGCAGCATAGCTTCCTCTACGGGTAACACCCTGATTGAAAGCTAACATCTGGCTATCAACTACGTGCATAAAGGGGATTGAACCAGTTGACTTACTGCCATTAGAAGTATCCACGCCATTGCTGCGAACATCACCCCAATATCCACCAATGCCTCCACCTCCACTTGCGAGCCATATGTTCTCATCATAGTGAACAGATAAACCAGAACGGGAATCAGGAACATAATTAAGAAAGCAGCTGATAGGAAGCCCACGGCTTGTACCCCCGTTACTAAGTATAGGAGTGCTAAACATAAACCACAGTTTACTAGAATAGTCATAAAGCCGTTGTGCCAAAGCGTAGTCAGTAGTTTCATCATAAGTTGCTCCAAATATTGCTGCCCTAGCAAATGCCTCTTGTGCATGATCTTCGTTTTCCCAAAAGTATCTATCTTTCAGGGTTGCTATTGCGAAATCTCCTAACGATTCCTCGCGGGAATAATCTATCTTTATTCCTTTGTAATCTTGTATACCAATTTTAGTTGTCATTCTAATGATCCTTTAAATGATCTAGGTAAGGTTCCTCTTTTACCTTACATCCTGTTTTTTCTATATACTTTATAAGCCTGTCTTCGTACCACCGCGCTTTATATAAATCTTCTATGCCATTCTTGTAGCGGAAACGCCACCTGTATTTCAGGCTGTTACCGCGCAAGTAGCCTATAAACTCTTCGTTTGTAAGCATACTCTCAATGGCTTCAATGCACTCCACACCACCTTTGTTGTAGTGCGATGGACTGTTTACATTATCATTCATTCTTGCTCCTTATCTATATCAAAATACTCTTTCTTAAACTGTTCACTCTCCCTATATTTCTTATCGATCCAACCATCGGGAATACTTTCTTCACTAAACCATTTGAATCCATTAGCTCCTGCCCACTCACCGTGGCTACGCTTTGTACCGTCTTTACGGCGTTTGGCTTGAGGCATAGGAGCGGCGGGATTGGCAAATAAAAATACTAACTCTACATTAGGAGGTAGCATTTTCTTTATCCAGATATATTTACTATACTCAGCGTAATCCCAGAATCTACCTTTAGCTTCTATGAGATAAGTTTTCTTACCCATCTTCTTACTAAAGTCTGGATGATATACGTGATTAACTACGTATGGTATTTTCCTATCATGGTGCTTCCATCCCTTCAGGAGGCCATGATGCAGATCATATTCCCATATAGAATCGTAGTTAGTAGGTACATTTTTTTCTACAGGGCGGGGGACTCTGCGCTTCCTGTAACCTTTCCTTACGTTATTCTTCTTCAATGTATAGGACTCTCAGATCTGATTACTAATTCATAGTCTGCAAGATCGCAAAGCCTTTCAATAATTTCATAGGGGACTTCAGCTATATCTGCATTCTTTGTAAGCAAGAAGGTGCTGGTTGATATTATTAAATCAGCGAGTTCAATTTTATCTAAATCTTCTATCATTAATATCATCAATACCAGAAGACTTAACTTGCTTAACAAACCATTTATAACTGTTAGGCATAAGCCGCATCTGTCCTTCATTCATTATGTGTGTTTGTTTTGGCATGAAGGACATGAAATTGCTTTCATTAATCTTCTCAGCTTCTTCTTTGCTTACCAAAGTTTTAAGCCAGCCTAGTGCTAGTTCTTCTGCCAGCCGCCTAGCTAATTTGCTTTTTCTACCGTTCACAATACTTCCTCTACGTTAGGTTCTTTAACTACCTTTGTGAAGTAAGTGATACCTTTTGCGTATCTAAAACCTCTCAGCCCGTTACCGTCATTAGCATCAGCATGACAGGTAAACTTATGTGGGCAATAAGAACATCCTCTACTTAGTTTCATGTTTCCTTTTGTACCTTCGGCAACATCAGAATAACATTTCCTTGGAGGCTTCTTAGATTGTAAAGCTTCTCTAAGATAGTTTATTCTATCGTGAGTATCTACTTTATCAAACTCATCGGGGGCAAAGAAAGCAAGCTCCCCTGTCTCTTTATTGATGGCTAAGAAACCTCCTTCAGAGGAACCCTCTGCTTGTTCATAGCCTGATAACTGAGCTATATATCCAAAAGGATCGTCTTCGGGTAGGCCACCATACTTAAACTTTTTGAATGCGAAAGCAGATGCTGTTTTTACATCTACTACCTCACCATCTATCTTACAATCTATGTGTCCTTTGATGCCGTTAACAGTTACTTCTTTCTGCTCATCGGAAACTTCATGCCCAGACAACCGGGCTAATACAAGTACTACTTCTTCAAGTATATGCCCATACAGAAACTTAACCATTGTGCTGGGATTAACAGAAGAATCATTACTGCTATTGCTGTCATACCATAACTGTCTTGAAGGCTTACCTACATTAGACATTCTTAATGTAAAGTTAGAATCTCTAGCTGTAGGGTTAGACCAGTTTCGTAAAACATTTTTCATGTCTTCACCAAACTTATCTATATCTTCTTCTGTTAAGCCTAGAGACTCTCCCTCACAAAGAGGCTGTATATTCCTGTATATATCTTCTACTATATTATTTAAAGATTTCATTTTCTGTGCCTTACAAAACGACACTTGCGTGTCTCTGAGTTATAGTGTAAGTACTGCACACCTAGTGCCTTTTGTGTCTCTGTTTTGCTGGATAACCTACCGTCCTTGTAGGACTTAACATCAATTAAAGTTATCTTTCCTTCAGGGGAGAGAGCAACAATATCAACTGGGCCAGTACAGCCACAGTTTTTAAATACATGATACCCATTATCCCACAACCAAGTGATAGCATAATGTTCAGCTAGATCACCTATCATACTGGAACTATGTTTAGTCTTCATAAGAAAATCTCTCATGATGTGATAAAGTCTCTTCGCCTGACCAAACACATAAATTGTACACAGGATACTCTTCTTTTTTCTTATCTTTTATAACACAAAAAGATAACTTAACTTTGTTTATGGCGGGATCTTCTAGTGCATCGTGATAAGCTTCTACAGCGTATCTCACACTTTTAGTATTTATAACTTCAACTGGAAACCAACTATCATCACAGCCATATTCTTCACCCCAAACTGTGTACTCATATTTTCCATATTTTTTAATGTGTTTCACTCCAATCATCTCCTATCTTATACTCGCCATCTAAAGGGCAGTAAAGCTCTAGGTCTTTACCAGCTTGAACTATAGCAGCAACACCTGCCTTACCAACTTCCTCGGCATACTGCTCTGGTACTTCTACCTGCCATTCATCATGTATGTTTCCTACAACAACAGCTCCATACTGTTGTATTTTTTCATGAAACAAAATCAATGCTTGCTTCATGACAATAGCACCACCTCCCTGCAGCAATGCATTCAAGGCACTGTGCTGAGAGCGTACTTTAATCTTGCGACCATCAAGACCTTTTAAGAAACCTTTTTGAGCTGCTCTTGATACCTTTGTGATAAGAGATGCAAATGATGGGAGATTATTGAGGAAAGATTCTCTAAGTCGTTTGCCATCCGCTTGCTTTCCTCCAACCACTGCTCCAATTTTTGCATTTCCTGCTCCGTATATAAGTGCATAGATGAATGTTTTCGCCTGATTTCTTGATTCAAGTCCTGCAAGTCTTTGATTAGCAGTGTGTATGTCTCCATTGAGTATTTCATCTACAAACCCCTCATCTTTCATATAGTGAGCCAGCATTCTTAGCTCTAAGCCACTGGCATCGATACCCACTAGCTTATGTTTAGAAGGAACTACCCAACAGGCTCTACATTCCTTACCGTAAGGAGCGGAACAGTTTGGAACTTGAGCCATGTTGGGGTTCCTGTGAGTCATTCTACCAGTAACAGTACCATTATGGTTAACAAAACCGTGAACTCTACCGTCTTTTCCTAGTTCTTTAAACCATGAATTAACTTGAGCTATACGTTTCTGTAGCATTAGATACCTGCCTATTAAGGCAGCTTCCGGTATATTCTTTACATTAGATAGTATCTTTTCATCAACCATTGGCTGACCTGTAGGAGTAAACTTCTTAGGCTTCCACCCAAACTCCTGTAGATACTCTCCTATTTGTTTACGAGATCCTAAGTTAAACTCTATGCGTTTTTCTCTGACTATAGATCCTCTCTTGCATATCTCATCATAGTCATCGGGAGTAAGCCTAATGCCTTTACCTTCTAGGGTTTCTCCCATCTTAGATATAGCACCTGACTTAGTTCTCTTTTTAAATATCTCAAGCTTCTCTACTTTAGGCTTGAACCGTTTCTTTACTTCTTCAGTAGCCTTATCCATTTCTTCTTGTAGCTCTGCAAGTAATAGAGATGCAGTCTTTTGGTCAAGTAGAAAGCCATGCTCTTCTTGTTCTTTCAGGATGTGAGCTACTTTATTTTCAATATCAATTGATTTCTTAGAGAAACCAGCCGCTTCTTTGCGAAGTTCAAAGTATACCTTTTTGTTTAATATAACATCGCTGGTACACCTTGACATCATCTCTGCACTGTATGCTGTGAAATCATCATAGCCACTCTTAGAGAAGCCTACTGACTCGCCCCACTGTTTGAGGCTGTGTCCTCCTTCACGTACAGGATTAAATAATCTAGATATAATCAAGGTATCCACTAGCTTTTTATCGGACAGATCAACGCCACACATCCTTTCGATCCAAGGTATGTCGTAGTTAATAATGTTATGGCCTATTAGTTTATCTGCTTGCTTGAGTAAAGCTACGCCCTCATCGATTTGATCAGGACCAAACTCATATGTAGCTGAACTATCTAAATCAACAGCAGCTATGCACCAGATAACACTAACATCTGTAACACCATCTGTTTCAATATCAAAGACTAATGATTTCATAACGCATCCTCGCCATCTCCTAGCTCATCATCATAGTCTGAAAGCTCTGACAATCTGCCTGTATCTTTGTCGTATAGTAGGTGTGTAGCCATCCCTACATCCCCAGTATACCTAGATTTTAAAACTCTTACATGGGTAGTGTTGGCTTCATCTTCATTATCGGCTTGTTGGTTACGCTCTAAAGCAATCACACAGTCTGATAACTGAGCTATAGATTGAGAGCCTCTAAGGTGACTAAGGTTAACTGACACTCCGTTCTCATGTCCCCTGTTACCTTCTATCCTCTTGAGATGGGAGACAAGTATCATACCAGCCCCTGTCTCTTCAACAATAGATCGCAGCTTATGCATAATTGAATCTATTGTACGGCGCTCATCACCCTCAGTGCTGGCAGATAGGAGCATATGTAGATGGTCTACTACTATCCATTTACAGTCTAGCCCTACAATCATATATCTAATCTTAGAGAAAATCTCATCGATATCATTAGATCCAAAGTCAGAATGTATCCAAACACGATCATGATTGAATATGTCCTGAAGCATAGCATCTAGTTTATCTTTAGAGTGTGATTCATATTCCTCTCTAATGTGATCAATATACAGTCTAGCATTGGCCTCAATAGATACAAGACAGTCAGCAGTCTTATAGTAATCCTCTTCAAGGGCAACAATGCCTACCCTGTCATCAGTATTCTTAACAAGAAAATGTTCCAGCTCTCTGGTGATACTGGATTTACCAAGTCCCGTACCTCCAGTTACAGTGACAAGCTCTCCGGTTCTAAGACCATAGAGTTTCTCATTAAGTCCTTCCCAAGGATAAGGTATAGCTTCTTTCTTAGGACGATCATAGTACTTAGATATAATCTCCTTACCGCTCATTATCCCTGAAGGTGTGTAGGTTTTAGCGTTCCACCAAGAGTTTGTATATGCTTTATGATTACCACTACGCAGCATATCATTAGCATCTTTAAACTCTTCAGGAAGAATCATTATCAATGCTTTGCCGGGAGTAAATAACCTAGCTACTTTCTTGGCGGCTTCACGGCCCGGAGTATCACTATCAAAGTTGATAACAATATTTTCAAACTTCTCTAAGAATTCTAAAGAAGACTTAACATCTCTGACTCCACCAGCCGCCCCATTCTTTAGAGAGACAACGGGCCACTTAGAACCTTGCAATTCATAAGCTGCCATAGCATCACACTCACCCTCAGTGATAGTTATATACTTACCACCACCTTGGAATAACTGCTGTCCGAATAAGCCTGTCCCTGTAGAGGAACCCTGCCAGTGGAATGTCTTGTTTGGATCTCTTAGTTTATAAGCACCTATCTCATTGACGTTGTAGTAAGGATAGATATGAGTGTCTACTTCACCTCTTGAATTTAATATAGATTTAACACCAAACTTCTTAGCGGTATCTAAAGATATACCTCTATCAGTAAGAGCATTAAAGGAACCATCGGAAGTATTCATAGAATTATTTTTGTATGTTTTAAATTCTATGGGGGTTGTTTGAATTGTATTATCTTGATTGCGTATCAACTTATCGCAACTAAAACAATATAAAGAACCGTCTTCGTTTAAAGACGCTGGGTCACTACCTCCACATTCGGGACAAGGTAGATGTGTTTTAACAAATGCCATTTTCGCTCCTTAAAAAAATGGGGAGCCGAAACTCCCCTAATCATCAGCACACAACACTATTCCTCTTTACTATCCTCAATTTTTGTATCGTCAGTACACTCGGTACCTAGCTGTGCTTTAAACCACTCAAGCGCAGCCTTCTTAGACTCAATATCATCTGACAATGAGTTCATCTCAGTTATAAGTTTCTGAGCCAATACAAAGATATGTTGGTTTTGTAGAGACATCTTGGATACATCAAAGTCTCCGTTGTCAGTTTTAAATATGCTCACAACTCATCCTCTTCGACAGCATCCTCTACATCAAACTCATCTCCAGCACCGCCACTACGGTAAGGTACTAAATCTAAAACTTGCATGGCTACAAACTCTAGACCTTGGAAATGCTGTTGACCTCTATCCATCTCCCATTCACGATACTGAACCTTAACTTTAGAACCATTCCCAACTTCTACATCGATCTCTTCTTTCATTCGATCATAGAGTTTAGGAGCTTCCCTAGTTCCCTTTGGGCCACCATTCACCTTTCGTTTGATGATCAGGGCTGGCCCCTCATCCATATCTTTAACAGTAAATCCACGCCGCTTGAAGTCCTTTGCAGTATCTTCTTCGACAACTAGATTAACACTATATACTGGCTCATAAGTTGTGTTGGGCCTTTTAACACTAGCCCAGTAAGCTGTACCTTCTACAATAGCCATCCTATTTATAACTCCTATTAACATTGATTAACGAACACATAGTATCATACAAATTTAATGCTTGTAAAGTCATCTCCTATCACCTATGATTGTAAACTTACCTATATGGATATTTAAAAGAGGCTCTACATCCTGCCAATCATTACGATCATAACGACCCCCGAAACTAATATCAACTTCTTCATCTGGGAGTTCACTTAAAGAAACATAACCACTAGCATCTTTCCATTTAACACATAAGAAAGTCTCAAGATGTAAAGACCTGTATAGTTCTTTAGCCTTTAAAAACTTTGATAAAGATATTATATAAGTAGGATATGTATCCTTACTACAGTACCTATTCTTTAGTTCTGTAAAGAACTTAGGCTTCAAGTTTCTTGTGTCTAAAGCTATACAATCTATACCATATTGTACAGGTAGTTTTCTTAATACAACTTTAAAGTATCTTTCAAGGTCTTTACCAAACCCTGATTCAGCTGCTAAAGTTTTTTTATTTTCATATGTTTTTCTAGGCATACTGACGCTCCCAGTTTCTAGCCTTACGTTTTTTACCCTGTGAAAGAGCTGTATAGTGTGCATCTACTGAAGCAGCTTTCCAATACATATTCTTTAAAACCTGTTTGGCACTACGAATACTGTGTTTCTTTTTAAAGTAATTACCAAAGATAGGTTTAACAAATACATATTTTCTACCGATACTTATGTCACATATTCTCCAGCCATCTACATAAAACCATGTAGTAGCTTTGTTACCCATCTTTGGTGAGAGTAAAAAATCTTTTAAGTCTAGATGTTCCTGCATTGGTTTGCTCCTGTGTATGTACTTCATACCATTTCTGAAATGCTTTTTTATTCATGATGTAGTCATCATATTCATCGTTCCTTAAAACAGGTACCATTTGTAATAGTTGATGTTGCGTATAGTTACTAGCCATTAAACCACTCCGGTATAGATCTGTTAGTCCACTTAGCAAAGTGTTTCGTATGGTAATAGTCTCGGTAACACTCGATGTTACAATCCGAAACCTTGTTGTCATCAGGCATTGCTAAAGTTGGAGGTGTGAATGCATCAATAGATATATTATCTGGTGCTTCAAGCAGTAAGTCTTT